AAATTATTATTGCTTATGTCCAAATTATTATTGCTTATGTCCAAATTATTATTGCTTATGTCCAAATTATTATTACTTATGTCCAAATTATTATCCATAATATTTAACAATAATAATTTATATATTATTTTAATATATTATTTAGAAAAATATAACAGTATATTATATAATGCCTTCTCAAACAAATTCTATTAAAAGAGACAGTGATTTTACTTTATCTCGTAAAGTATTATTAAAATCATGGGATCAACATGCTGCTACAGGCACTATTAATGGTGAAAAAAGACAAATTACTCCCTTTAGAGCAGCGACCCATATGGGTGATTTTTTAAATCGTCTAGATGGTGATAAAACTAAATCGGACAAAGTTCCCGTTAGTAGTGGAAATAATCGCCACGTTCCCGATTCATCTGATTATATTCGTTTTAAAAAACTCAGGGCCATGAATCAACAATGGTAATTTTTTTTCATATTATAATTTATAGATTAATATGAAACAATATTTAGTCGATTTTTTATCTTCTGTATTTTTTATTTATGTTATTTTAGCCACAAATAACGCAATTATTATAGGTTTAACCACAGCATTAATTTATATGCTTTATCAAACTGTTCCTAATCCCGCGGTTTCTATTATTTTTGCTTCTGCTGGAAAATTACCTATTGAAAAATTAATCCCTACATGTATATCTCAAATTTTTGGATGTTTAGTTGGGTTTGAACTATTTAAACGTTATAAGTTTTAGTCGAACCTAATATGATAAATGGATAAAAAATGTTATAATTTGTATATAACATTTTTATTTTCTTATACTTCGATAAATATAAAATATAATAATTAAACTCAAAGAACCTACGTAAAAATTACCAATAAAATCTAATTTGAAATCTTGTTGATAATTACTAAAATTTTCTAATTCTTCGTCGTCGTCTTTTGTGTCATCGACTTCTTCTATTGGTTCTTCTACTAGATTCGATTTATTTAAAATTTGATTATTCTGTAAAAAAGATAGAAAATCTTCATCATCTGGTTTTGATGAAGATATAGTTACTTGCGGGTTAAAGTCTACTTCACTGCCTGATAATTTACTAGCAGAGTTTATATTAACACCCAATATTTCTGTATTAGCTAAACCTTTATTAGCTAAACCTTTATTATTACTAAAATTATCAATATTTTTTATTTTATTTTTGTTTTTTTTTAAATGAGGCAAATTATCAATTAATTTATTCATATAACCCTATATTATATCATTATACATTAACTTATAATAATGAATTTAATTATTTGAATTCTGGATTCCATTCGTTACAACCATTACATATGTTTTGTATATGAATATTAGTAACTTTGGTAGAAGTCATTAGACGGGAGTGTTCAAAATCAATTATCGAGACTTTTCCATCATTTTCTATAAAATTATATCCGGTTAAATCGGGATAATATATATTATTTAATACAAGATTGCGAACTATAATAACCACTTGGTCAAATATATTTTCCGGAATTTCGCTTGCTTCTTCGCCATACATATATGATAAATTATACTTTCCTACTTTAGTCATTACCATTATTTTACTATTTTCATCATATTCTATAATTTTTGGCATATTTACTATACCTAATTGGTATACATATTTATGCATAAAATATTCCGTATGGTTTACGTTTTGTTTTACATAATATATATTGGGGTGTGCTAGATAGTCTTCCATTATAATAGTTATTATATAATTGTATTTATATAATAAATAAATCAATTTTAATAACTATGAAAACAATTAGAACCGTTATATGTATATTATATTGAATTTTGTCCAAATTTTAATGCCCGAAGATGTAAATCTTCAAGGGTGTAAAATGAAATAAAGATATTTTTAATATAATAGTAATGTCTACCGAAATATCAATAATAATTTGTATAATTTTATTTAGTTCATTTTCTATTTATTGTTGGGGCGAATGTTGTGGTGAAATTTGTCTTGATAATCAACATACCATAGAACGAGAAGACCCCGTAGTGACTCCTATATCAAATATTATTTAATAAAAATTCGATATAATTATAAGTAATTATTATAAATAATATGTACACACAATTTGGTCAAAAAAGATTAATTCCTCAAGTATTAGTAAATTTAATTTGGAGTTATGATGATAGAAATAAAATTTTATTTCGTGATTGTGTAGACGAAATGAATAAAAGTTTTTTTATTAATAGGTTAAACGAACGACTTCGGTTTGAATTAAACATTTTTAATAATTATTTATTATATCCTCAAACATCTATGTTTAATCCATATGGATATATGTCATCTCATTTTAACCCAACATATTCGGTATATCTATTAAAAAGAATTCGGATATTCGGCGATGGTGTTCATATTGATGATTTACCTCATTTCACTTTTACACCCATGGTAATTAGAAATCGGCTTTAAATTCAAACACGTCATTATCCATTTTTTTATTTGCCAAAGCATATTCTGAATTGGTGCGTTCAAAAAAATTCACTTTTGAATCTATACTAATTAATTCCATAAAATCAAATGGATTACTTGAACCATATATTTTATTATAACCCAACTGCATACATAAACGATCCCCCATAAATTCTATATATTGTTTCATTAAGTTCGAATTCATTCCAATCATACGACACGGTATTGATTCTGTAATAAATACCTTTTCGATTTCAACGGCGTCTTGTATAATTTCTTTAATTTTATCATTATTTAATTTATTATTTAATTTTGAGTATAATAATACAGCAAATTCTGTATGTAACGCTTCATCTCGTGATATAAATTCATTTGATAATGTTAATCCTGGTAAAATTCCTCTTTTCTTTATCCAATAAATAGCAGCAAATGATGCGGAGAAGAATATTCCTTCAACAGCAGCGAAAGCAACTAATCGAGTTGCAAAATCACTATCTTTATCTAATAACCATTTCTTTGCCCAATTTGATTTATTTGTAATACATGTATAGTTTTGAGTTGCTTCAAATAATTTTGTTTTTTCACAACTATCAGTAATATATGTATCTATTAAAATACTATACATTTCAGAATGTATATTTTCCATTGCTATTTGAAAACCATAAAATGCTCTTACTTCGGATACTTGAACTTCTTCCATAAATCTTACCCCTAGGTTTTCTAATACTATACCATCAGATGCAGCAAAAAATGCCAATATCATTTTTATAAATTGTTTTTCATCTGTAGCCAACTTGTTCCAATCAGATAAATCCTTGGATAAATCTACTTCTTCTGCACGCCAAAAACAATCTACTTGACGTTTATACATATCCCAGACATCATCGTATTTTATTGGAAACATTACATACCTATTATCGTCAGGGGTTAAAAGTGGTTCGAGTTGACATTCAATTGACATTTTTGGTCTTCCTAAATAATATATTGATTAGATTTTATACTGTTTCTATAAAATAGTTAAAAATCAATAATAATTATTTATTATACCATATATGCTAAGAATATAATAAATAATTATTATAGTCAGTATAATTAAATTTATATGAAATTGCCAAATAATAATCATTATATATTTTATATAATGAACGTGTTTATCAAAAATAATTATAAAAATATTATAAACAATTTTTTCAAATTTTTAAAAAAAAGTAAACATATGTTTATTTTAGCAGTAATTATAATAATATGCATAATTTTTCTTTATTTTTATAATTTACAAGAAGGGATGGAGCAAGAACCTACGTCAGAACAACCTACTGATTCCAATAAGGGCGGTGGCGCTACAACATTCTATGATCCTACGGTTAAAGATAAAATTGCAGATATAGGAACTGTCATTGAAGAAAAAGAAATTGAAAATAAAGAAAAATTAGCTAAAATAAATATATTAGTAACTGATATTGAAACTGATATTAATAGAATCATTGACCGTGATCAAGGACTTGCTGAATTAATTAATTCAGACCTTCAATAAATTATATTCTATTTAGGAAATAATTTCGTTTTATATTCTATAATGAAATTATTTAATTTTTTTTCAAAAAGTGTTCATAAATTAAATTTACATGGAGTTTTTCATAGCCGTGTATTATTATACGTTTTATGTTTATTATCTATTATAAATTTAGTGTTATTAGCCAATGGTCAAAAGTATAAATTAATTTCAGTATTTTTAACGATTGGATTGTTAACTTATTTTCTAAATAAAAATATGATTATTGTTTTATCTACAGCCTTAATAGCGACATGTTTAATTAATTGTTATTGGAATATGAAAGAAGGAGTTGACGACTCTTTAGAAGAAAATGACGATGTTGATGTTCCAGTAGATGCTACACTAGCCGAAAAGGATGAAAAGGATGAAAAGGACGAAAAGGACGAAGACGAGGTTAAACCTAAATCTGCCAAAAAAAATATTGGGTCCGGTGAACGCACAAAGTTATATAATGATTTAACCAAAGATTTTAAAGATTTTCAAGATGTTCAACAACAATTGCTTAGCACTATGAAAGATATTGACCCATTATTATCTAAAGCAGAAGGTTTTGTAAGTAAATTTGAGGGTTATAAAGAGAAAGCAGCTAAAATGAGGAAATAATATCTGAATATATATTAATTAAAATAATTATTATATATTATGAAATTTAAAGAAGGTTTCAAAGAAGGTTATAAAGAGGGGTTCTTCGATTCCATATGGGATGAGGCTGTAGAATTTGTTGAAGATGAAATTTTCGGAGGATTAAAACGAGCGGTTTTAGACCCTATTACAAAATTTTTCACAGATTTTTTTAACAAAGTTGTTAAGACGTTTACTAAATTGTATGAGGATATGATGGAATGGGTCGAAGATGCCATTAAATTTATTACTGATTTTATGGATGACCTATTAAATGAAGTAATTATTAAACCCGTTAATGAAATTATCGCTGTAGTAGAAGTCGTTATTGAAGAAATTGAAAAATTAGGTACACGTTTTTCGCATATTGCTTTTGGAATACAAGAAATTTTTGTTGGAATTGGTTTTCAATTTGTTGAATTTGGAGAAGGAATAGGAGAATCAATTGAAGGAACCGGAGAAGTTCTTTCTTATACATTTGAACTTGCACGTACTTATCTTGTTTGTAGCGTAAAATACCTTAAAAATTTATATAAATGTATTTTTTATTACATTATTAGTGGTATTGGTAAAATTCTATATTTACCTATTCGTATTATATTATGGGTTTCATTTACTCTATTTAGAATTGATGCCTATGGTATTGAAAAACAAGCTTGGGATGGTTTAGATACGATTGATACTTTATTTTATGAATTATTTGGAATACATATTATTTATTTTCCTAAAAAAATTAGAGATGATTGTTATACTTGTATTCGATTAAAACCTAGTGTTGTTAGTAAAAAAAGCGAAGAAGTAAATGATACTATTTCTAATATTATTGTAAATTTATTTAGTAGCAATCCTCACTATGACCTTGCAAGTGACCATTTTAATGAATTTGGTGCCAAAAAACCCAAAAGTATTAAGTCTATGAGAGGATGATTATTTAACATTTTTTGCATATAATATTATATTATTTCATTATATACAAACTATATTATAATTATGAAAGAAGGTTTTAATTTAGGGAACGAAATTTTGAAACCAATAAAAAAATTCTTCACGAAATCAATAGCCGACCCTATTGTAAAGTTCGTAGATGATTCTATTATAAAACCTATTGATACATTTTTCGAAGAAGAAATTATTGACCCAATAGAAGGTTTAATTAAAGAAATTGAAAAAGAACTTTCTGCCTTTTTTAAGGAAATTGGTGCTTTTTTTGAAATGTTAGGTGAGTTTTTTGCTTCTATTCCTACTCGCCTTAATTTATTAGTATATGCTATTGGTAGTATTTTCGAAGGTGTTGGTAATCAGTTTTATGCTATTGGAGAAGGTATTGCGTGGGGCTTTGAAGATATTGGATTGTTAATTTATTTTTCTACAGAATGGATTGGCACTTATTTCGCTTGTGGGTATAAATATTTATCAAATATTGTTGATTGTATTTTTTATTATATTATGGATATGATCTTCTTTGTTTTATATTTACCGATTACTATATTATTATATGCTTTATTCTCTATGAATTTTGATTTATATTCTTATGAAAAACAGGCATGGCAAGGTGTTGAAACTATTGATACTATTTTATATGAATTAACAGGGGTTCATATTATATATTGGCCAAAAAGTATTAGAGAAAAATGTTACGTTTGTATTCGTTTAAAAACGGATGTTTTATCGAATAAAGCTCATGATATTGATGTTGATTTTTCGGAAAGATTACCCAATCATGTTAAAAACGCAACTAAAAAAGACTTTGATATTGCCGCAAAACGTTTTAACGAAATTGGTGCTGCTAGACCCCGAGACCCTAGCTTTTTTTCTAAATAAAATATAGTTTTATTATATAATATGAGTAAAAAATGCTTACCTGGAGTTATTTGTATTGAAAATACTACTTTATTTATTTTACTAATTATATCTATCGTCATTACTTATCATTTCTATTATTATAAAGTTCAAAATAATGATAATACACCCACTGTTATTATTAATCCTTCGAGTAATTCTTCGGATTTAGGAAGTATTAGAATTAATAAAGACGCAATTAATGACCCATATCAACCTCCTTTAAAGAATACTCTATCGCAACATTTTAATCAAAATAACGGGGGAGTTCCGGTTAATATGCAAACACGAGGAACGGATAGTAATTATGAACAAGTTGGGATTCTTACTAGAACGAATACTCCAGATAATTTAATTTTACCTTTAATGGGTAGATTAACTATGACAGGTAGAGATAAATGGCAATATTATACGATTTCTAATAGTGGGAATTTAAATACAAAATTACCGGTTAGTCTTAATGGTAAAAGTTGTACTAGTGAATATGGTTGCGACAATATTTATAAGGGGGATGCTGTTTACGTTGAAGGTGATAACGATTCTTTCGATGCAACTATTTACGAAAATAATCC